GCCGATTTTTTTTACCCGCGTACAGTTATTAACACGAGTCCGAGGGGCCGAAAATTCCGGCCCTAAATCAAAAGCAAAGGCGGACCGGCTCCCGGCATGCGATCCGCTTCCCAGGTTTCCGCATGCCTCAACCTCCACGGACCCGAAAACCGGCCCACCTTTGCGCTTGATTTCCCACCGATACCGAACCGACGCATAAGCCCGATCCTCCGCCACGTCCCGCACCCCGTAGACAGCCGCCGCGCCCGGTTCCCCGTACCGATTGACCGGGGCCGGGTAGGGCAGGGCGGCCGCGTAGTCCCACCGCTCCCCCTGGCTGGTATAGGCCACCCTCAACGGCAAGGAGTCCCGCTCGACCACCGGCCCGCCCATGATCTCGACGAATGAGCGCCAGTTCCCGGCCGCGCCGTCTACGTCATGGCCCTTGATCGTTCCGCAATCCGCCGCCGCCCTTGCAGCCTCCACCACAGGCGAAACCGCCGCGCCGTCTGGTATCCGCCGAAGCTCCCGCCATACCCCCACAGGCGGACCGCCGATTTGTTGAAACTGCCGTATGCCCCAGGTTGACGCCCACGCCTCGACCCGCGCCACAGGGACGATGGAATCAAACCCCTCAAGGTCTTTTTGCACTTCATAGCCGCCCCCGTCGATATTCTTTGAAACGTATTTCGCCACGTAGCCGGCCGCGCTGCCCCTGGCCGGGTCTATGGTGACGAATTCCACCCGGTTTTTTTGCGCTCCCGGCTCGTCGCCATCCATCCGTAATGCATAGTCCCGGATCACGTCACGCAGGGCCGTGACGGCCTCTATCGCCACGAATAGAACCATATGCCAATGCGGCGTACCGTCATGGTGCGGTTCTGCAATGCGGAAGCCGTAGGGCCGAACCCCTAGACGGCCGAGCTTGGCCCGTATGGCGGCCCATATCCGCGTCAAATAGCCTTGCGCTTGGCGTGGCGTTGAGCCGTCATGTTTTGGATTGACCCCGACCCGCGCCCCCTCTTGCCGCATGGCATGAAACCGGCTTGGGCAGGTCAGGGTGACGAATTCGGCCGAATCCCCGCGCCCCTTGGCCACGGCCTCGAAACCGGCAATGCGGGTCATCAGTTCGCCGCGCCGAATGCGCGGATTGGCCACCGAACGCGCCGCCAGTTCGCCCAGGTTGAAAACTTCCCCGGTGTCTTTGTTGACTGCCTTTGTTTGGTCGAGCATGGCCGCATTGCGCCGGCGTTGCTGTCCGCGCCGTTCCACCGTGGCGTTGCTTGCGTAAATCTCCCCGTTCCGGTGCACGTAGCCCAAGCCGATAGCCGCTTCTTCCAGCGCCCGCGCTTGCGCCACCCGCAGCCCGCGCCGCCACCATTGGCCATGTGTCATCCTGGCAATGGCCGGCCCGTCCTGGATATCCTCAGCCGGGCAGGGAAGGCCATAGAGCGCCACGAAGGCCGCCAGCCGTTCCCTAATGGCTTCCGGTGTCTTGATCCAGGCATGGCCGGCCAGATTCATGCATTCCCGCGCCAGCTGGTCCGCCTTGTCGCATAGTTCCTCGTCTGTCAGGTTAACCGGCACTTTGAGCCGGTCAACCTTGGCCACCGTACCGCGCAGCCATTCATTCGCCGCCCGTTCGATCTCCGACCGCATCCCCAGGCCGGCCGGGAACTGCTCCCGCTTGGCCAAGCGCCGTCCATGGAGCTTTTCCACGCGGCCGCGCCATTGTCTAGGAATCCTGGATAACTGCCCCTGCACCCAAACAGCATCAGCGATCATCTGAACCCGGCTCTCTTTCGTACAGGTTGCAGACTTCGGCGCGGCCGGCGTTTTTCATGGGACAGAGAAAGCGGACATTGCGCCCGCTGAAGTCCTGCCAACGGCAGAATCGACAGAGAATCAGAGGAGCCACAACAGCGCCCCCCCGATCACTCCCAGGAACAGGCCGGCCCCCAGGGAGACGGCTTCCAGCACGACGCGCCGCCGCTGGCGGGCATTTTCTGCCCGCATGATGGCGCGGCCGTGGCGCGGGTAGAGCATGGCGGATTTCATGCTAACGCTCCATGAATCCGTATGGCTCCAACTCCCAAGCGTCATCTATCATCCCGCCACCCCCGCCGCGCCGAGCCGCTCAAACTGCGCCCGCAGGCGTATGAATTGCAACCGCGCCCTGTGGTAAGCCTTCTCGACCGTTTTTTTCTCTGAATCCGATAGATCAGCCCACGCACACCGCGAAACAGCAGGAAGAACTTGGCCACCCCGCACGTAAAACTCTCGGTCTATCGGGTCGAGCCTGTCCCACCATGCCGCAGCCCTGGATGGCGGATTCTTGAGCATGGCCAATGCCGCTTGACGGGCCGCGCTCATGATCTTTGCCCCCATACTGGCAAAGCAAAGGCAGGGCAATACTCGCTTTCACGTCGCCTCATGGCACCGGCCGGGAATGACTCCGGCGCGTCCATCGGCCCGCATTCTGGCCAATCCATCCACAGGAAAAAACCGCTTGCGTCTTTGTCTGTCATGTCCTGGCGTAGGTCCCAGGTTCCGCCGCCGCCGGTCATTTCACACCCCCGGCGAGCACCATAGCGAAATCCGGCGCGCCGGTGCGCTCCACCATGCCGGACACGATCAATTCACAACTGGCCCGGCCCACGTCACCGTAAGGCATGCCCAATTTGCGCAAGGCAGACGAAAACGACACCCGGCCGTCCCGCTCGATCAGCGCGTACAGCTTCGCCGCGTTTTCTGAAAACTGGATTTCTTGCAGACCCGCGACGAAGGCCACGGCCGCCGCGTTTTTCGATTCAATATTTGACATTTCAAGGCTCCCAAAGCGTTGATAACTGGTTGTCGCCGGCTTGCCTAGCTTTGGGAGCCAGAGCAGCCCGACGCGACAACCAGAACGCTAAAGGAAACGCCTAATGTATACAAGGCCAAATTATTGTAAAAGCCCGTTCTACTCCATCAGGATTATTTCCATATAACCCTATTGGAGTATCTAATACCTACCCTATAGGAGTATTGACATACGAAAAAAAGCCGGCATATAGCCGGCTAATCCCCTGACTCGTCCGGTTTACTTCTTGCGCCGTGGCTTGGCTTTTGCCTTGACCACGCGGCCGCCTTCCGTCATCCGGTAACCCTTCTTGATTCTGCCGCTTTTCGTTCTGCCGTCGCTCATTTTGAATCCCCTCTGAAATGGGCGAGCTCGCCCCGTACCCAATCATCAAGCCGTTCATGCGCCTTATCCGCCGACAACCACGCGTGTTCCGCCTTGACCCTCAGTTCTGCCAAGTCCGCCCGGATGGCCGCATAGACCGCCGCTCCACCGCCCACAATTCCGATTAACTGCAAAACCCAATCAGGCATTATTTCCCCTTTACCGCGTCCGCTAGAATTTCGTTTTTCTTGTCGCTTCCGCTGCTCGATCCGAAGTAATACCCCAGGATCAGGCCGAGGCCCATATCCAGTGTGCCCAGGGTCCGCATAACAATTTCTCGCATTTCGGCCGGAATGATGTTTTGCAGTAGAAATGCCTGTACCGCGAAATAGCCCACGATAAAAACTGCCGCGATGGTGCGCGGCGTCCAACTATCCCCGGCCTTTATTTCCCGCTGCCGTGCGCTGTCCCGGTCCTGTTCATCCGTCGCCGCGATGGCCGCCGCGTTGTCCGCGTTGAGCTTTGCTAAGTCTATGCCTTGCTGGCCCATGATTTCGGCGTGTTTCTGGTCCGCTTGCCGAATGGCCGCGATGGTTTCCGGCGTCATGGCTCCCGACTGCACGACCTTGGTTATGTCGTCTTGTGTCGATCCAGGCGATAGGCCCAGGGCCGCCGCCAGCGCCGCCACGGCCGTTCCCGCAAGCGGGCCGCCAAGCATGGTTGCCAGCGTTGGCGCAATCGTGGCAATCGCCCGCTTCAGGTCAAAGGCCATCAGTAGCCAATTCCCGCTATCGTATTCACGCCCGGCGAGCCGGCCGCACCGCTGGCCAGCGTTGACCCGCCTTGATTGGCCGGCGCTGCCTTTTGCGCCTTGTAATAGGTCCAGCCAATCCAGGCCACGACGCCCACTATCAACATTTTCCGCATGCTCATGCTATCCCCTCAATCCGGCTACAGCCGTTACCCTGTTATCCTGCATGCCTGTTGATTGCCCGAACCACCACCAGAGCAACAACAGCGCCACTATCAAAATCGTTCCGATCACCATGATGACCCCGCCACCCCAAAATTATCCGGGAGGGCCGGCGCGCTGCCCTGGCAATACGAACCCGTCCCGCTTGGCGCGTCACCCCCTAAGAGCCATTTCATAATGCCCGCATCACTCCCCGGACAATGAATCCAGCCCGCCACCCGGTCATTGTTCGCCACCGCCAAGCAGCATTGAGGGTCCGATACCCCCACCGCCGCGCCGGCCGCCGCGCCTGCCGATGCCACCGCCGCCCCGGCCGCGCTCACCGCGTTACCGGCCGCATTCTTGAGCTTATACAGCGTATAAAACACCAGACCCGCCGCCACCAGGACGACGACGCCCTCTGCTTGGGTCAGGCTTGGCAGTTTCATTGCACTGCCCCGGCCGCGAAGGGCAACACTAAATCATTCGACGTGCAGGATAAAACAGGGTCCGCGCTGGCCATGGCCGATTGACTCACCGTTTGTCCGCTTCCGCCGTTGACCGCCGCCGGCTTGGCCCGTCCGAAGAACCACCACGCCAGCAGCAGGCCGCCCCCGATCCACATCAATTCTTTGTTCATCGTCGCCCCTTAGCTGTATTGATAACCCGCGCTGGACAGGTCCGCTAGAATCTGGCCGGCATAGTTCGAGGTTTCCGCCGGCATGGCCGACACTTGACCGTTTACCCACTTGCGGACATTGCCCGGCCCCCAATTGTAGGCATATAGCGCCAACGTCCAGGAGCCAAACATCCCGAACAACTGCGCAAGATATTTGCCGGCCGCGTTGATAGCCTGGACTGGATCACATGGATTTATCTTGAACCCTGCCGCCGTGGCCGGCATGAATTGAGCAATCCCCTCAGCGCCGACGCTTGATTTCGTCTGGCACGAAATGATGTCCGGCCGAAAGCGTGACTCTTGCCAGAGCAGCCGCGCCAGCAGGAATTCAGGAATGCCATTTGCCGATTCAGCCGCCGCAATGGTGGATTGATACGGGCCGCCCCGCGTTGGGTCCTGCAAATCACTTTGCCATGTGCTCATGCTTATTCCTGTTGTGTCCCACAATGTTTGGTCTATCGCATCCCCGATGCCTCCCGATGCGCCCGTTATTGCATCCAATCCGCTGCCCGTATTCGCCTGCGCATTATTCCACCACGCCCACAGGCCCAGGCCCACGGCCGCGCCCGTTGCGATTAAGGCCGGTTTCATGTCCCGGCCGGATAGGCTGGCATTACCGGAAGCGCCGCGCTCACCGTGTCTGTTCCGTTGGCAATCGCCCGCAAGGCTTTGCGGTATGTATTCCACGCGGCCGGCGCAAGGATGCCCGCCTCGACGCACCTCAGCATTGTTGCGTCTGACTTATCCAGCGCGGCCGCCGCCTGCACTTTCAACGGGACAGGGCCCGGCACTTCAAGCGCGTGGCCCTCTGCATCCGTAATGGCTACGCAGCCCGCCGGCAACAGATAAGCGTGTGACGCATCATCAAGAAAATGCGTCCGGCCGCTTGTGTCTTTGTAGTAGGGCATGAGTTACCTAAGCTCCATCCATGAGTTAATTGCCGGCGTCCCTACATTCATCGTCACCGAATAACTACCCCCAGGCGGGACGATGAATTGGGCGGATGACACATTGCCAATCGATACCGCCGTATTGCCATAGCCGTTTATTCCGTTCACCCCAAAAACCATCGTAGAGCTTGACCCGCTGGCATTCATGGCCACCGCCACCATGATTGGTTTTGGCGTGGTGTTGTAATAGACCGTTCCAGCAGCTCGGCTTGCCTGTACGTTTTGCCACGACTGGCCAAATCCCATTCCCACATTCGGGTTTTGCATCGTCATGTTTAGCCCGTCACAATTTGCACGTTTGCATTGCTGCCGATATCGCCAATTGCCATGATGGCCCCCGAAGGCACAAATCCCGGCGAGCTTTCCCAGTAGCCACCCGGTGGAATCTTTAGGCCGTTGGTCGTGGTCGCTGCCGCGCCATCAAATCGCACAAAGATATTTCCGGCCGGGTCATTGTTCTGGATGGCCAAATAGCCCCGGCTTGAATTGGCCGCGAGAATTTGCGCGGAGGAGTTTGTCACCGTCGCTTGTGTATGCGTGGCGGCCGCGCATCTTGGCTGGTCAATCACCGACATTCCGCCCGAAATGGCCAGCCGGTCATACCCTACATGCGCCGTGTCAACCACTGCCTCTATGGTATTTGATGCGCCCGAAACATCGGTCACCGCGACCCGATCAAAGGCCACCACGGACTCCCGCCAAAAGCCCGCGCCCACAGAATCGACCTTTAATACCTGGCTTCCGTTTTTGTAAAACTCCACCTGCACATTGCCGGTTGCCGTCAGCAGCCGGAAGAAATTTCCGGCGCCCCACAGCTCCCACCGCTGGCCCGCGCCTAGTGTATTTTTCTGGTAGCTCATGCCATCACCTTTGCGAGTACGAACGCGCCAGCCGCGATCAAGGCCATATTCATCAATGTTTTCTGGTCCGCCGGCGTACTGGTTGACTGTTGGGCCTGTAGTAGGGTCTGCATGTCCTGGACCGCTGCCGCCGTGGTCTGCGTCTGGCTATCCAGCACCTTTCCACCAGCATCCAGGAGCAGGGTTAGCCGGTCCGTATTGGCTTGGTCCGCGCCGGTCAGGTAGGCAAGCCCCTGTTTGACAATTCCGCCATCCGTCACCGTGTTATTCGACCCGGTAACGACCGTTGAGCCGTTATCTGCTACCCCGCGGTTGTCCTGGCTTGAGGTTTGTTGCTGGCTGGATGAAGAACTAGACCCCATTTGCAACCCTTTTCCAGAATGTAATATGCAGGCCGGTATAACCTGCCCTTTCCAGCCAGCGCATAAGCCCCGGCCGGAAGGTTGATATTTTCATGCCCACCGCGCCGGCATTCCGCGCCGCCTGTTCGATTTCGGGCAGTATCTCCGCGATGAAATTTCCGCCGCAATCACCCGCCGCCGCGATGACTTCCACCTCCGGCGAATCCTCCCGCAGCACGAAAAACCCGATTCGGCCTTCTTCGGTTTCCACCTGATACAAGGCCGCCAGACCCGCCCGGACCAGCAATTCAACCGGCCGCAAAAAGTCCGCGTTGCCATCATAGGCGCGGAGTAGTTCTACCTCCGCGTCTTGGCTCCATGCGATCTTGTCTGTTTTCATTTCTTCAGGATCACGAACAGGGCAAAGGCCGCCAGCGCCATCCATTCCATGTTGACCATGGAACTATTGCCGCCCGTGGTCACCGTCCAGCCCGATGAATCGTTGGTTAGCGACGCCATCGGATTGATTGGCGCGGCCGGCGGGGCCTTCGATGCGCTTGCCGCCGCCGCGATCAGCGCCGGCCACATTTAGATGCCCTTTTCGAGAATCAGGACACCGATCACGATCACGCCGATAAACAGCAGGCTAGTTCCGCTTTTCGCCGTGGTGGCGGCCGCCGGCAGAGCTTGGCCATTGAGGCCGGCCGTGTTGGCGGCATTCAGGCCGGATTGCGCCTGGAGCTGCATCTGCGCAATCTTGTATTGGCCCAACATAGTTCCCATGTTGGTCAGCCAATCCCCGAAGGAATTAGACGAGCCTCCGGTCACGCCGTCGAGCGTCGTCGTGTCGTAACCGGAATTCGTCGGGTCGAGCGTCAAACCATCCATTTCAACCCCCTTTTACAGATTGCCGAGCGTGTCCAGGTACTCCACGAACACGAAGCCCGAATCAGCGGCCGCGAATGTCGGCAACAGTTCCAGGGTCCTATCGGCCCGGGTATCCATGGCGTTTTTACCGTTCTCATCAATCAAGAAATCAATGTGATAGGTATTTGTCTGGTTCACGCCCCTGTAGAACTGGTTATAAGCCTGCATGAGGCCAAACACCGATTCATGAACCACGACGCCGTTTTCCTTGACGGTACAGGCGGTCAGGTTGTTGGCAACCCCGTATTCAATGTGAATCCGCTTGATAACTGCGCCATTGACCGGGCCGAAGGGCAGAGGAATCGAAAGCAGGCCGCCGGCCGCCACGCTGTAGGGATATCGCAGTACCTTGGTCATCACGTTGCCGACGCCGCCGGCTTGCGGGGCGGACTCGATCACGTAGCTATCCAGGGTAGGCGCGGTTGCGCCGGCGATGGTCACTTCCATTGTGATATTGGCCACGCCGGCCGAGGTATCCCAGGCTCCCACCATTTCGTCCAGCCAATCACGGCCGGCAATTTCGGTAAAGATGATGGGCAACAGGGTTGCCGGATAGGTCAATCCCTGGAACTTGGCGATTTTGTCGATCTGCGCGCCGGTGGCTTCAAAGCATTGCTTGCCGTTTACCTTGATTCGGACCAATGAAATATTGGCCGAGCTAAACGTGGTGCCGCCCATGAGCAACATAAAGCCTTCGATGGTACGTCCCACGGTCACGGATGCGGTTGCAATACCGGATGCAGAGACGTTAGCGAAGGGGAGGGACTTGCGGAGAATTTTTCCGACAGACATTTTTTATCCCCTTACGCGGCGAGCGCGTCTTTGACGTAGGGAATCTGGCGAGCAACAATCGTGCCGCCGACGCCAAGCGCGGCCGCCTTCAGCGCGTCGATCTTGCCGTATTTGTAGGTCAGGTAACAGGCCAGCAGGCCGATTGCCAAAGTCTTCATTTTTGTCGCGTCCATCATTTCCCCCATTCGTACGATCATTTGAAAATCGGCGTGTGCCGGATGGGTTAGAAATTTCAACCTCTGCGCGGTTTTTTTCTATAGGCTGTTACCGTTCCCGTTACCGGGATTTCGGCCCCCTTTCTGCAAAATATTTTTTCATGAGGTCAAAAAAATGCGCGTTTTCGCCCTGGCTTGCCTTCTTTCCCTGTTGTCTGGTTGCGCCTCAACCGACGCCCTGAGCTATCGCCCGGCGAATTCCACCGGGCCGGCCTGGATACTCGACGGCGAGAAAAGCGCGGCCGGCGCGTTAACCATCAAGATCAACGGCAAGCCCGCCGCCGCCGGCAATGTCAATCTACTAACAGGAGAGGGGAGCGCCTCCGGTGACTACGAAGGCCGACAGGTCCGCGCCCAATGCTCTACTAATGAATGGACTGGAGAGGTTAAATGCATGGTCACCATTGGCGGCGAGTTTGCCGGCAATATGAGCTTTGACTAGAACCGCAGCCGGCCCCGGTCAAATTCCCCGGTGACGGTCAGGCGGACATAATCCAGTGTTTGCAAGGCTTCCAGCTCAGTTACCGGGATTCGTGTTTTTCTGGACATATAGGCCACATCGTCACCCGTCGCTCGGAAGACCACGAATTCCGACGCATTGCCAATGGCGGTTTTATCCGCCTCCGCCCACCGTTGCGATATGGCAAAAATCGTAATGCCCCGCTTTAGCCCTCGACGTACCAGGATACCCCAATTGCCGGGAGCCTTGGCCGGCGTTGTCACGTCCGCCAGTTCATCAGCCACCGCTACGCACGGCCCATGATAGCGGCCCCAATACATTGCGCACCCGGCCCAAAAATCAAATTCGGCCTTGATGTCACCGCCGGCCACATAGGCGATTTTTTGAGGTCCGCCAGACTGGCACGCGTTGAGCAGGTCCGCCCGCTTGGTTATGCGCCGGAAACCTCGAATGCCGCTGTACTGGTCTTCGATGTCCCAGGCGATCACCCGCCGCTCTCCCTTGATCTTGCGGAATGTGTACGCGGTTTTTCCAGACCTCGACGCGCCGGCTACCACGATTAGCCGGCCGTCTTCTGTTTTTAAGTCGGCCATGTTTTCGGCGGTTCCTCTTGATTCGGCGGAATGGCCACGGCCGCCGCTTCCGGTTCCGGCTTCTTCTCCGGTTCCGGCTTCTTGAGGTCTTCCCTTACCGCTGCCGCCGTGGCAATCACCAGGGGCACGGCATAGCTAATCAGGGCGATTTCTTCCACCCCGGCCCCGGTGTCCAGGAACTCAATTATTTTCTGGCCCCAGGCGTATTTAGCTAGTACCGGAACGGCCTTTTCCGAAAAGCCCTGGCATGCGGCTGGCGTCCAGATTGCGACCGTCTTTTGCATCCCGGCCATGGCCGCCGCCATGCCGGCAAGACTCATTAACCCGGCGAGACTTTCCGCCGTGGAGACTACCGGCTCCGGATCCGGTTCCGTCGCTGCCGTTATCGGATTCTGTTCTCCGGCCATACCTTCCAGGCGTGCCAGTTCCGCCGCCTGTTCTTCCGGTAGCGGGTCCACTCTCGTTGCTTTTTCCATTCCCTACCCCTTAAAGAGCGCCCAGGCTAAATCCCGGCGATGGCTTTTTATTTTTCGGTTCCGGTGCGGGTAGCGTTACCGGCGCCGGCTCGTCTTTTTTGACTGGTTCCGGTTCCGTTACCGTTACTGGGCTCATTTGCGCCCGCAGCCGGTCCGACGCGGCCGCCTTTCGCGGGAAAAACTGCGCCTCACAGTCCGGGCACCAGCGGTAGAGCATGCCGTTTTTTTGCGCCTTTACTTCCGCAAGATCAAAACCGCATTCCGGGCATTTTGCATGCCCGAGTAATTCCCGCTTGGCCATGGCTCCCCCTTAAATCTGGTTGACGATGGCCAAATCAGCCGCCGGCATGGTGACGATAACCGGCTCGTCCAGCGTGAGACCGTCCAGCATCCCCGAGTAAGAAACCTCGACGGTTCCGGCTTGGCTGTTTTCATCAACAACCGTCCCATACACGCCCACATATCGCGGGTCTGTTCCGTCTATTGCTTGCTTCAGATACACGATTTTACCGATCATTTCTAACCCCTTTCAGTTTCAGATTGCCGGCTTCGGCCGGCCTCGATTTCCCGCGCCATGTCTACCAATAAGGCCGACATACCCCGGATAATTTCACGCACCCCACCCGGCAGAAACGAGGCCGCCACCGTGGCCAGTTCCTTATCCACCGCCCGCGCCAATTCTTCCGCCTTTTCCCGCACGATCACCCCTTAAATTTGCGCCACAGTTCCGACGCGAAGAACGCGCCGACCAGGATCACAGGCCCCGTTATCAGGCCCGCCACATAAACCACAGCTCCGCACATATCCGCCCCCGTTTTCATCCGACCAAATCCACCCGACGCCCGCAAAAACCGCGTCTAACTCAGCGCGATAGGCGCCGATTTTTTTTACCCGCGTACAGTTATTAACACGAGTCCGAGGGGCCGAAAATTCCGGCCCTAAATCAAAAGCAAAGGCGGACCGGCTCCCGGCATGCGATCCGCTTCCCAGGTTTCCGCA